GTCAATCCCCCTCCCCACGATCTCAAAAACCCACGGGTTGTAATCACTCGTGGCTGTCTGTCACGGAGGTAAGCCCTGCTCAAACTACACGGAGATCTTCTCGCATCGGTAGATCGAACTATCAAGAAATTAGACACTTCCGAGGAAGATTCAGCGCTTATCGCGCTGGTCTACGAGTTAGCCAAACGAATTCCCGAAGAAAAGAGTGGCCGTACAGCGGCCGAACTCGCGGCCAAGATGTTGTCCGCACTTGCCGCACTTGGAGCAACCCCGGAGGCACGAAAAGCGATAAAGGAGGCCACACCGCGTGAACAACCCAGTGGCCCCAATGAGCTTGAAATCCTCAGGCGCAAGCGCGCCTCTTCTGGGTAATCCAGAACCACGGCTCTTCACCGAGCCTCTCCGGGAGCTTACTCCGGAGACTTCGAAGGGCTTCGAACTTATCGAGTTCGCTCGGATCATCGGTACTCCGCTCTTGCCCTGGCAAGAGCGAGTAGCTATTCGTGCTCTTGAGCTTCACCCGGACGGAAGCTACCGCTTCCGTACTGTCGTGGTCATCGTGGCCCGACAAAATGGCAAAACGCACCTGTCCAAGGTGCTTGCCCTGTGGAAGATGTATCTGGATGGGGCTCAAATGGTCCTAGGTGTCGCCCAGGACCTCTCAATCGCTAAAGAGGTGTGGGAGGGCGCGGTCGATCTTGCGACCGCCAGCGACGTTCTCAGGGCCGAAATCGACGGCCCTCCGAGACGAGCTAACGGCCAAGAGACCTTCAAGATCACCAATGGTGCCCGATACAAGATCTCCGCCGCTACACGATCTGCCGGACGTGGCTTGTCGGTCGATCACCTCACCTTTGACGAGATTCGCGAACAGCGGAACTTCGATGCTTGGAGCGCTCTCTCCAAGACCACCAACGCGCGTCCTAACGCGCAAATCTGGTGTATCTCCAACATGGGAGATGAACGATCGGTTGTCCTGAATCATCTTCGGGAGTCGGCCCTTTCGGGGGCCAATGACAGTATCGGCATCTTCGAGTATTCCGCTCCTCCGGACGCGGATATCACTGACCGGTCAGCTTGGGCGATGGCTAATCCAGCTCTCGGTCACACGGTGACCGAACAGGCGCTGGCTAGCTCTTTGGCCACAGACCCTCCCGCTGTGTTCCTGACCGAATGCCTCTGCGTCAAGGTTGACTCTCTCAACGGAGCTTTCGACCTGGGCGCGTGGAATGCCAGCAGGGACCCGGTCGGCACCATGGAAGCCCTTCGGGATAAAGCGGTCTTCTGCGTGGATGTCGCTCCCGATGGGGAGCACGTCACGGTGGCTGCTGCTGCGAAGCAGGATAACTTTGTACGTATCGAGATTGTGGCAGCTTGGAAATCCACCGAGGAAGCTCGGGAGAAGCTTCCTGAACTTCTCGATAGCGCTAGCCCGATGGCTATCGCCTGGTTCCCCGGCGGACCTGCCTCTGCGATCGGTCCGCTAATGCGGGAGCGGGATGCTATCGAGCTGAAAGGTATCCAAGTTTATGAAGCTTGTATGAGCTTCGTTGACCAGGTTCGCTCACGTCGAATCATTCATCCGGGAGATCCGCTCTTAGACGCTCACGTGGCAGGAGCCACGAAGCTCCCTTCGGGGGATGGATTCCGATTCTCCCGTACTGGCGGTGGCCATGTTGACGCGGCGTATGCCGCTGCTGGCGCTGTTCAAGTCGCGCTCACTTTCGAGCAAGAACCTCCCCTGCCTGAACCGATGGTCATTTGACCGTTTGGAGATTACATGCTTACCCGTTTCCGAACGGCCGTGATGAATCGTGTACGCGGCCGTTCCCTTGATATTTTGCAAATCGTGGGAATGGCCAGTCTTTACACTGGCCTGTTCATCACGCTAGGTGTTGGCTTGGGATTCATCATCTCTGGTGCCCTGACGGTTGCTAGCGCAGCGCTGCTTGAGCGATTCGGAGGGTACTGATGGGTCTAGGACGTATTCGGCGAGCTAGCTCCGGACCTTCTCAGATCCGGGCGATCAGCTCGTATTCCCCTGTCCCTTGGTCAGCTAATCTCCCAGAATCGCTCGTTTACCGGGGAGCGATGGGAATCCCCGGTGTCTACCGGGCAGCGACGCTGATTGCGGATATCATCGGTCAATTGCCCTGGGAGGCTTATCGTCACCGTGCAGGTAAGTTTGAAAAGCTCGATACGCCTTCACTGCTGGAGCAGCCAGCTCCTCCGGATACCCGGATGACGACCTTTTCCGGTTGGGCGATGGACCTGGTGTTCCACGGTAACGCCTTCGGCATCATCGTTTCCCGGGACAGCAACGGCACTCCTACTGCTGTAGCACCTGTTCCCGCTCACCTGGTGTATGTCCGGTCCTTCGATGGCCGGATCATCTACCAGGTCGGTACGGACGAATACAGCCCGCACGATGTCATCCATTTCAAGAACTGGGCTCCTCCTGGATTCCTCCGAGGATATGGTGTGCTGGAAGCACACCTTCACGGTGCCGGTGCGCTAGATCTAGCTGCCTCCTTGGAGAAGGAGGCTCAGACGGTTAGTCGTCACGGTGTCCCTACGGGCGTCATCAATGTGACGAACCCCGACGCTACGGCGGAAACCCTTCAAGCGGTCAAGGATGGCTGGCTCAGGTCACAGGCTGATCGCACCGTAGCCGTACTCAACGCGACGACGGAATTCCAGCCGCTGAGCTGGAATCCCACGGAGACTCAGCTCTTGGAAGCCCGGAAATTCTCTTTGTTAGAGATCGCGAACATCTTCGGGTTACCACCTCGCTTCGTGGGCGCATCGTCCGGTGATTCGATGACGTACTCCAACTCGGAGACCGAATCGATCGATCTGCTGAAGTTCTCCCTGGGCGGTCACATTGCTCGTTTCGAGCAAACGCTATCGGCTCTTTTCCCGAATGGCACAACCGTCAAGGCTGATCTTCAAGCACTGCTACGAGCTGACACTACAGTACGTTATCAGGCGTATCAGGTCGGTATTCAGTCTGGTTTCCTGCTCAAGTCTGAGGTTCGGGAGAGGGAAGATCTCCCACCAGTCGAAGGTATTGATGATCCTCCTGAGCCTCCTCCGGCTCCAGAGGAGCCCGAGACCGAGACTCAGCAGCGAGCTAGCCAGCTCGAAGCTGAGAGCCCTTCTCTATGGCGTTATTGGACCCATGGTGAAGGACTCGCCCGTTGGGCGAAGTCCGCACATCCGTACACGAAGCTCGTGAGCGAACTCCGAAAGGAAGGCATTCCGGAACACATGATTCATGGCCTTGCGGCCAACATCTATCACGCCGTGTTCCATAAATGGCCTGGTGAACATCATGACTGATCTTCTCACTCGATCCTTCCAACACGATCTAGAGATCCGCTCTGGCGGAGATGGTAGAACCGTTTCCGGTATCGCTGTTCCCTACAACGTTGAACAGCGAATCGATTCAAAGCTCACGGAGGTCTTCCTCCCTGGGGCCTTCGCGCATCAAATCGATGCAGCGCATCGTGTGAAGTTTTCGCGAGAGCACATGTCGATGGGCGGAATCCTGATCGGAAGGGCTACCAAGCTACGCGAGGACGCTAAGGGCTTGTATGCCGAGTTCCGAGTGTCGAATACCCCTGCGGGGGATGAGACGTTAGAGCTTCTTCGTGACGGCGTTCTTACTGATCTGTCCATCGGTTTCCGCGAAGGTCAGAACCGTTCGCGGAATGGCGTAGTAGAGCGCGTTCGCGCTCATCTCTTTGAGGTTTCCGTGGTGCTGGAAGGCGCTTACGGAGAGGCAGCCACAGTTCAGGCTGTCCGCTCGCATCGCGAGCGTACCAACATGTCCGAAGCCCGGTCTTTGCTGGCCTCGTTGCCGATACTGCCGGGCATTTCGCGGTGACGACAGCACCCCTAAACGCACACCTCTACCGCTCCGAGGATGTAGACACCTGCACCTAGGCACCCTGTCCACTCCCGATCAATCCATATCCATCAAATCTCTATTAGGAGTACACCCGAATGTCCGAGAATCCGTACATTGCTCGCCGTAAGGCGCAGTTCGAGGCTCTGAAGGCGAGTGCCGAAGCCGTTCAGGCTCGTGCCGCTAGCGAGGACCGAGACCTGACCGAGGAAGAGCTTCGCTCGGTTAAAGAGCAGGTCGAGGATGCTAAGAAGATCGCTGCGGAAATCGAGATGTTGGCTGACGCTGAAGTCCGCGCTGCGAAGGTGACTGAGGTTACCTCGAAGGTCGCTGAGGCGACCGAGAATCGCAGTGCGAAGTTCCACACTCAGGACCGCGACCCCGGCCACTACCGGTCCGAGAAGGACGGCGGTCGGTATTCGTTCTTCGCGGACCACTTCCGTGCTGCTACTCGTGGGGACGAGGAGGCGAAGCGTCGTCTGGAGGAGCACACCCGTGCTGTGACTCAGGCTTCCGGCGGTACCGGTATCGTTCCTCCGAAGTGGCTGACTGATGAGTACCAGCCGCTTGCTCGTCAGGGTCGCGCGGTGGCTAACCGCGTGCGGAACCTCCCGATTGGCAATGACCCGCGTCCGTTGATTCTGCCGAAGCAGACTGGGGGTGCGGATGTTAGCGCCCAAAACGCTGAGGGTGCGAACAACACCACTAACCCGGTGTGGGGTGCTGATGCATACACCAGCGACAAGGACACCTTGACCCCGGCGACCTACGCCGCGTACCAGGATGTCTCGCGCCAGCTTCTGGACTCTTCGAGCCCTGCTGTGGACCTGCTTATCTTTGGCGACCTGCGGGCGGCTTGGGATGACAAGGTTGAGTCCCTGGTCTGCGCTGCCATCCTCGCGAGCGGGACGGCGTTCAAGACGGTCACTGGTGAGACGGGTTGGGAAACTGCCCCGATCGATGACGTGATCGACATGCAGACTGAGGTTGCTAAGGACAAGCGTGGTCCTGCTGACCTGCTGGTGTGCAACTACACCCGGTTCGGTGCCTTCCGCAAGCTGAAGGACGGCAACAACCGTCCGTTGATGCCTGTTTCGCGCTACAACCCGCAGAACGCTACTGGTGCCATGGGCAACGCTCTGGTCGGCGACATCGAGGGTGTTGACGTGGTGGCCTCGAACGGTATCCCGACTGGTATCGCTCCGCTGGACGAGAAGTTCGCGGTTCTGCGTTCGCAGGCTGTGATCCTCGCGGAGTCGGACCTGTTGGAGTTCACCTACGAGCAGGTTGCCGGACCGTCTGCGGTCCGCATGGGCATCTGGGGTTACGTGGGTACCTTGGTCCGTAACCCTGGTTCGGTGCAGGTTCTGACCATCGACACCACGGCCTAATCATGGAATGGCCTCCAACCATCAAGGATCTGAAGGAAGATCTGAAAATCGATCCTGAGGATACACGCGATGACGAGAGGCTTCAGCAAGTCCTGGATGCGGCAATCGCGTTCGTGAAAGGGGTCCGTCCCGAGCTTCAATACGAGGCGGACCCCCTGAGCGATGCACCGGTTCCTGATGCGGCTTTCGTCCTTGGAACTG